GCTGTACCAAATTTTTTCTGTTCACCTACTTTTGTTTTTATATTATCTACTTCATCTTGTGTTATATCCCTACCTTCTTTTTGAGCCTTTTTCATCGCCTCAGCTATCATTTTACCTTCAAGTCTTTTACCATTCAACATACCCTCTAAAGTACCTTGTTCTTTGAGGTTATCGACTATGTTATCATAGTTTTTTTCTAATTTTTTATAGATATCTTGAGATTGTGCAAAAAAAGCGTTTGCATCTGCAGCTGCTTTTTTATATTCCTCTCTTGATACACCTCCAAAAGATAGTCCAGATTTTTTATAATCATCTGCCATTACTTAAATCTCGTCATAAATTCTGGTTTTTCGCCCCTATCTATTGCTTGTTTTTCTTTTTTAGTTAGGTAGTCGTCTATTTCTTTTTTGGTTTTTTGTAAGTCTTTAAACTTATTTGCTAATTTGGGATCTGTTTTTTCTAATTTTTTTATTGTACGTGACTCTAAACCTTTACCAATACTAGTAAAAACTTTAGTTATGAATTTATCTACTATACCCTCATTAACTTTTTTATACTTAGGCATTATTAATCTCCGAATAAATTGAGTATTGTAACTCAATAATAAATATCACTTTTTGTATTTATTCATCTCTTTTTTAAATTCTTCAGCTTCCTTCTTATAGAAAGTCTGTAATCGTTTTAGATAAAATGTACGTAAATATATTGGTAGATTGTAAACATCAGTAAATGTGAATCCACCCTTTGAATGTAATATTAGTTGAAATATCTCTTCATGTACCTCTAATTTATATTCAGGAGGTAGGCCAAAAAAATCGTACGGTGACTGGTATCGCCACCTCTGTCTCCTTCCCATTAGAATTGACAATAGTAGTTGTCATATCCATATCTGGTGTTATGCTAGTTAAATAGTTTCTAAAAACAAGTGAATCTCTGGATAAAAACTCATTCTCTACAAAATTAGTTATATAGGTTCTATCAGTCTCACCGTCTACTGACAGTAACATAGCATTTAGTCTAGTAGTTAATTCTGAACTGCGGTCTTTAGATATTTTCTTTTTTGCCTTTACCTCAGCGTCTATTTTAGCTTCATCATGACCATTCAATAACTTAAACGTTACTGTTCGTTTTGTAGTTGGTAATTCAAGTGAAAACTCGTTTTGACCTTTAATGTTTTTACTAAAATCAATGTTAATTGGTTCTAGTTTAGTTAAATCAATTTGGTGTTCTTCCCCATCATATTCAAAGTCATACTCTTTACCATAACCAAGAATACGAGCTGCTATCATAATAGCATTCTTATCACCAACTAATAAATCTTTAATATTTATTGTTTTATCTACTATTAATGCTTGTAATAAAACATCAATAACTGTACCTTGTTGTATTAGATTTTGAGAGGTTAGAATATCCTCTTCTTTAGCGGTCATGTATTTTACTTCTACTTTACCACTAGATAGTGGATGACCATCAATGTAGAAATATCCTTTGGATGGTAAGTCTACCACTTCCGTAGGAAATTTGTAATCAGCCATGAATAACTCCTTTATATTGTGTACTTATATATATAACTAATTTTGTCTTAAAACTATTTTATTTTTTACCGAACTTTTCAGCTGCTGTGACACCAAGTCCAACTACTGAGATATACATAAAACATTCAAGTATTTTGTCCTTAACTTCAAATGTAGAAAAGGTATCAGCACCCCAACTACAAATCAACATAAAGAATGCCGCGAAACCGACAAATCTTTTACTAGAGATTTTAGCATCACTAGAAAGCATTTCTCTTAAAAAACTCATATTTACTCCTTAGAATTGTAAGATTGCGTAATCGTATTTAAGTGTTAGGGTGATTTCAGCTGGATCACTAGAAGCGTAATCTAAATCACCAAAGTTAGCTGTTTCGATATAAGTACCTTTCAATACCCATTCTTCAACAATATCACCAACTGGTCCTAACATATTAAACGTAACATCTTTTTTATAAAAGTCTGAGTATCCGTCACGGCCTGTAACTGATTCGTGTGATAAACGAACCCATTCCATAACACCTTGTGCAGCCGATGGAACAACTGGATCGTAAAGAGTAACGTCAATGGGTTGCCAAGCACCCTTACCTTTAATATATCTTTTAACATTTATGTGGTCTAAGACAATTTCCTCAAACTGTATCTGAGGTCTGTTTGCTGTTTTTACCAAGTATGATGGGATGCCTTCCATATACATAATGAACCGATTTTTCGTCTTCGGTTCAAACGGTGTAAACATAATTTCTGACGGGTCTAATGTAGCCATTCTTTATTCTCCTAAAAGTCTGTTATTTCTACTCATAAATAAATATCAAATAAGTAAATTTTTAATAAAAAGAAAAACCCCTCGTTAAAGGGGTTTCTCATTTACATTGTATATAAGTTAAACTTACTCAGGAAATGTAGCTCCTGTTGGTTGTACTACAAAATCAAGTACAATGAACTCTGCAGTTCTTGTAGGTTGAACAAATATCTGTCCTACCAATTGATTTCTATCTACAACATCTGGAGTGTTATTAGAATCATCCATGACAACTCTAAAAGCACTCAAACCACTATTCTGTTGTACTTGTTCTAAATACGGATTAACAATATTTAAGAAACGATTTCTTAAAGCTTGTGTATTTTGTTCAAATACTAGGTATTTAGATGAACTTGCAATAAATTTCCTTACTGCAATCAACAATCTACGAACATTGATTCTGTCTAAAGCAGACGGTTTAGATTGTAGAGTCTTTTGACCAAATACCACAACTCCCTGTCCAGGAAATGAAGCAATTGGGTTAATTCTACCTTCATACAGGTCATCTCTTTCAGCGTGAGTCAGTCTTTCTTTTGCTTGAAGAACTGTAGTTAAACCACCTCTATTCAAACCAGCTGGTGCGAACCACTCATGTGCTACTTGGTCTGTGTAAGAAATTACACCAGGTAGTACAACTGAAGGTGGAACCCACGTAGGTATTGAAGTATCAGCGTTAGGAACTAGAACCCAAGGAAAATAAGTAGCAACATAGTTAGTATCTAACTGTTTAACAGTATCGATAACGGTTTGAACCGTATCACTATATCCTGCAGCATCCATAATATATAATGCATCAGCTCTAGCTTCTATTTTAGATATAGCATGGTTGGTGATACTAGGATGTAATCTATGAATAACACCAGGTGTTACCAACAAATTAATATCAAACTCATCAGGATTACTTATAGCATTTAGAGCCCTCTTATAAGAAAGACTGCCACTAGAGGTTGATGACGATAAGTCATATCCTTGTGTGTTAGTAGAACTTATATTTGGTCCTGTATTATTAGGTGTTGCTGGATTTCTACCATCGAATCCCCATTGGAAAGGAACAGAAAATTTTCTCTGTCCTATCGTGGAGTTAGTCAATGTTATAGTCTCAGATGAGTCTGCAAATGTAGCCTCACCATTTGGATTAGCATTATCATGTCCGACCATATTCTCAAGATTGAAATCTATATTTGAACCAGTTCCTGTACTAGCTGGTACGGGAGCTAAGTAGCTAGCGTTATCATCTTTTACATATCTTGTAATAAAATCAAATCCATAAAATACTCCGCTATCATATACCCCATTTGAGTTCTGTTGTTTTAACTTAAATGAAGCGGATGGTATTGATGTACCTCCAGGTACAGTATTATAGAGTGCTTTAAATCCCATAGGTATACTATCTGGAAACTTAACAAATGCCATATTAGGTTTACCACTAGTCTCTGAATTATAATCACCGATTCTAATATATTTACTTAAATTTGATAAAGTACCATAATAAGTTAATTTACCATTTGAATCTATAGTTGCGTACCTATCACCAATTCTTTTTACAAAATAATTTGGTGAATCTGGATCGAATGTTAAATTGTGAAATTGTTCCAAAATAAAATCATCAGAATCATTTTTTCTTACTTCAATAGAAAATGTTCCAAAATCTGAATTTGGAAAATCAATAGCTGGTTTAAGACTGTGAAAAACTACCTTAAAATCACCATTGATATTAGTACCATGTGATCTACTGTATATCCTAAACAGTTTTTGTGTTGAACCATTACTATCTTTTTGTCCTATGATAAATGGCGTTCTTGAGGTTTGGTATTCTTTATTACCAGTCCAATCTGAAGCTTCGTTTCCTAAAACGTCTATAGAATTACCACCTGAATAAAAATCAAGTCCATCAGACGTATTTAATGTTTGTACTGGATCTTCACCTGCAATTGACCTTGAAGCCATCATAGCATTATTTGGAAAATGTTTATACACATAAACTGATGAAGTACCACCACCCTTTTTCTGAGTTTCTTGGGGACTACTACTTATTACTTTAGTAATATAATCTTTACTACCAGTATCAAATGAACATGAATATTGTTCATTAATACCACCACTACCACTAACATTGAGTTCAAAAGCACTCCATGTTCCTGTTGAACTACTTACTGCAGTACCTGGTGTAGCTGGCACCTCATGCATTGACTTTGAAGCTATTTGATAGGATGTTATATTAGAAAACGATAAATCTCCTGCTCCACTAGAACCACGTGAGGGTGCTAATATTGCAACTGAATGTGAAGCTACCATGGTTACAAATTGTAAATTAACGGTATCTGCTAAATACCCACCAAGACCAAGAACCCTCACTATCGTGACGACTCCTGCACTTTTTAAATACTGTTCTGCTACGTAAGGCGTATAAAAATCATCATCCAAGTTACCAAATATTTCTTTAAATTCTGAAAATGAGGTTACTTGGGTAGGTATGAATGCTGGGCCTTTTTGTGTTGGCCCAACAATTGCAGCACCTATAGCCCCAATAGATTGGGGTAAAAATGATAAATCTCTTTCACGAGTAAATACACCTGGCGAAACTACTCTTTCTGCCATTGTTATTCTCCTAGTTAATTTTTAATATACAAATTTTTGAATAAATACAATTATTCTATTATAAGTATAACCTAACTTCCTCAAAATGTATTATTTAGAGGATTTTTTTAATATTAACCTTCAGGAGTTTCTTCTTCTTTAGGTGTTGGTGTAAATACTCCACTCTGTGGATCTAATTGACCAGGACCATACTTTTCGTTCAATTTCTGTAC